GTACATGCACGGTTTCTGATAATATGTGCAACACGCATATTCAACACAACTCGACAGGCTTCCGCGGAGTTTACCGTGATAAGCACAAGTGGGCTGCGCGTATCTATAAGGACGGGCAGAAGTTTAGTGCCTATGGGTTCCCTACTCCGGAAGCCGCAAGTGCTTGGTATAAGCAGAAAGCAGAGGAGGTACACGGTGAGTTCTCCGGTCTTCGACGAGCCTTGGTTGAGGGCGGCTAAGGCCTTAGCTGTTGGGCAGAGTGCGCGATTCCGCTGTTGCGGGAAGACGCGCGCTGCTTGTATCTACAATAAGCCTGACGCCTGGAGTATGTATTGCTTTAGGTGTCACAAGACGGTTAATGAGCACAAGCAGTACCAGCGCATACAGTTACAGGAAGAGCCGAGGGTGCGGCCCTCTGCACCTGCAGATGCAATTTGCATTAGCCAAGCGCCTGCGGAAACGCAGAGTTTTATTTACGGATTCCTGACCACAAAGGGAATCATGCCTGAAATGGTGGGGGATGCAGAATGGAGCAAAGAGAAACAGCGGATAATCTTCCGTGTCGGAAGCGCTGCTCTGGGCCGTGCAGTGCATGCCCGACAGCAGCCGAAGTGGGTAATGTACGGTCAGCCGATACCCTTCGCTGTCGCGGCACCTGCCGTAGCACCGGCTGTAGCTGCGGCCGCACCTCTAAAGGTCGTGCTCACCGAGGACTTTCTCTCAGCCCGGAAGATACAGCACGCAGTTACGAACTACAGTGCATTGAACGTGCAGGCTATAGCTATGCTGGGTACACGCTTGCCCACTCCGCTGAGGGCTTGGCTGATTCAGAATCGCCCGGAAGTAATTATGATGCTGGACAATGACTCGGCAGGGCACGCTGGGGTAGCGGCGGCGCGCCGCGCACTGCGTCCGTTCATGCAGTGTCGTGAGCATTACTTCGCTGTGGACCCTAAGGATGCAGAAATCAAAGAGATTCTGGAGGCTTTACAATGAGTATGGGTATCTGGGTTTTAATCATGGCGATTAATGGCAGTGCGGTTAGCGACACAGACTTCGCTGCGCTAACCACTCAAGAGTTCACGACGGAGGCCGCCTGCAACAAGGCAGCCAAGGCGTTCGAAGAGAAGTTTGACACATTCAGGGTGTATACCGCTAAAGCAATCTGCGTTCCGAAGGAGGTTTAATTGGACCTAATAGTAGTTAAAGCGATGTGCACGCAGAAGGTGTGGAACCGACTGCGTGAACAGATACCCAAGAGCATGCTAGCGCCGGACACAGCGAACCTACTGGACTGGGTGGGGCTGTACTGGAACACGTACCCAGAGCACCAGGAGGTGCAGTGGGACGCGATGCAGAGCATGCTCAACCTCCGGGCGGGGCACTTATCCCGGGAGGAGCGGGTAATCATGGACGAGCTTATGCGGGGAGTACAAGCCGTGCCGCAGGATTCTGTGGTGGGGATTGTCCAGACCCTGAACGAGCTGGCCTACAGCGGGGAGGTAGCAGCGCTTACGCAGCGCTACCAAGACGGCGAGGAGATTGATTACCTGCTGGAAATGAAGCACCTCCAGCGCAAGTACGGGGACGGTGCTGCTGTTCATGATTCGCTGCTTGAATGGGAGAGCGGTAGTGTTGACGAAATACTTGCCGCGACTGACGAGAGCGGCGGTCTTAAACTGGGCGTGTTCGAGCAACTCGCTAGCAACATCCGAGGTCTACGCGGCGGGGACTGTATCGCAGTGGCTGCTCCTGTGGACTCTGGTAAAACTAGTCTGCTTGCTGCTATTGCTGTGGATTTTGCTGAGCAAATGCAGCAGCAGCCGGAAGTGTACGGGGACCGCCCTATCCTCTGGTTGGTTAACGAAGGTCCGGCGACGCGTACAGTGCCTAGGGTGTATCAAGCGGCACTGCACTGGACTCTGGCTGAGATTAAGGACCGGCACAGTAAGCAAGAGTTCGTGCCAGCCTACCTCAAGAAAGTAGGCAGGGCTGACCAGATTCGTGTTAAGGCCGCACACTCCTTGACTATGGCGCAGATATCCACGCTCATGGAGGAGATGCGCCCTGCGGTAATCATCATCGACATGGTGGCGAACATCCGTGGCGGCACTATGGAGACCGAGCACCAGAACCTCGAAGCGAAATGGCAGGAGCTGCGTATCCTTGGGTGCGAGAACGACTGCGCTATTGTAGGCACTATGCAGCTTTCACTCGAAGGTTACAACATGCTGTTCCCACCGCTCACCGCTATGAAGCAGAGCAAGATTGGTGTGCAGGGTGCCCTGGACTTGGCGATTATGATGGGGTGCTTGGACAGGAACGAGCAGCCGCACATGCAAAACGTCCGAGGTATCAGTACTCCGAAGAACAAGATGGCACTGTCTGGCAAAGAGTCGCTCCTGCAATTCGAGGTGGGATTCGAGCCGGGTCGTTGCCGCTTTGACGAAGGCCAGATTAACCGGTGACTTCCCTAGCGCCTTCTATGAGGGCGCTATGTAGGTACACTAGGGGGCTACTATGCTTAAACCGTCAGACATTAACTACCTCGATGAAGAGGTAATCAAGGCGTACGCTGCATCTGCAGGTACTTTCCGTAAACGATTCGCGCTAGACAGCAGCCAGCTGATTGTGCATCTGGCTATCAACAAGGCTCGGAGGGCTAAGTGGAAATGAGTAAGTGTATCGACCACGGACGTTCGCGCAGCCTATCCCCAGAAGGCTACGCCTTGGTAGCCAAACCGGGGACGCGCAGCCGTTGCGTCCGACTTCACAGGCTGGTGCTAGCAGAGAAGTTAGGGGTAACGCTTAAAGCTCTAGATGGAGTGGCTGTCAGACACACCTGTGACAACCCACGCTGCATTAACCCAGAACACCTAATACCGGGAACCCTGGCAGACAACAACAGGGACCGCGCAGAGCGCGGGCGTAGCGCTAAGCGTGTGCCTAGCCGCCAACGCCTAACCCTTAAAGACTGCGAAGATATATGCGCAAAGCATACGCCGAGGATTTATGGCGTTACCCATCTGGCCCGCGAGTACGGCGTAGACACTAACGTCATATACAAAGTGCTAAGAGGAGAGTACCCTTGTCAACAACCAGTATAATGCACATAGATTTAGAGGTTCAAAATCATGAATATTACGGCTCTAAAGCAAGCCCGTACTGCCCGGATAACTACGTTGTGGAGTCAGCGTGGCGAATTGACACAACGCAGGCGGACGGAACTACAACTGTCGGCCCTACTCAGTCGGTGCGCTTCAATTCAAGAGCTGATTTCTTGGCGGGAAACAGTGCAGCAGAAGGCTGCCGGTGGTTTCATATCCCCGAGGATTGCTGGCTTATTGTTGCGCACAACGCAGCCTATGAGATTTCTTGGTTTCTCACGTACCAGCGGCAGCAGTTTGAAGCCTTCCTCAAGCGCGGCGGCAGGGTGTTCTGCACAATGCATGGGGAGTACATCGCCTCGGACTTTCAGAGCATGTATCCGTCGCTGGACGAGACGGCTCCTAAGTACGGCGGTACGCATAAAGTAGACGGGGTTAAGATTCTCTGGGAGCAGGGTGTGTTAACCTCCCAGATTGACCCGATGCTACTGCACGACTACCTGGTTAACGGGGATATCCCGAACACGGCCCTGTGCTTCTACGGCCAGTGCGCTACGTTCGCCCAGCGCAATCAGATGCAGTACGTGTGGGAGCGTATGGATGCCTTGCTGGCTTGGGCGTACTGCGAATGGTTCGGCCTGTTCGTTAATATGCCAATTGCACGCAAGAACCAGGAGGAGCAGGAGCAGCGCATCCGCGAGATTAAGCAGGAGCTGCAGCAGTACATCCCGAAGGACCTACCGGAGACACTGGATTTCAACTTCGGCTCGGACTTTCATATGTCTGCACTGGTGTACGGCGGGCCTATCAAGTACCGCAAGAAGGTGCCATATGACCCTCCGCAGTACGTCAAGGCAGACTTCTACAAGTACGAGGACGCAGAGGGTGCGCACACCTATATACCTGTACACGACACGCACATGCAGGAACTTCAAACGGAAGGCGGATGGTGGCGTGTAGTGACATATCGTGCGGGTAAGAACAAGGGGCTCCCCAAAGTATTCCGCCTCGATACCGAGGAAGAGAAACTTAAATGGGAAGACGACCTTTACTTCTGCCCGGGCCTAGTGAACATCCAGGAGCTTCCGGAAGTTATCCGGGAGAAGTACGCAGAGCGCGGAGAGTTCCGACAGGCGCGCACCCTGCAGGACGGTACGCCAGTATACAGCACCAGCACTGACGCAATGGGGGCGCTGGTTCGCCAAGGGTTCGAGTTCTGTAAGTTGGTGAACGAGCTGGCGGCGCTGGAGAAGGATACCGGCACTTACTATTTGCGAGAGGTCCTGGACGCAGAAGGTGAGGTCAAAGAGCGGAAGGGGATGCTGCAGTACGTAATCCCGGAGCGTCCCGATGGTTCCGGCATCATTCACCACCGGCTGAATACTTGTGCCACCGTAACCGGGCGCTTGAGTAGCTCTAACCCGAACCTGCAGAACCTACCCCGCCCGGATGAGGACGGCGACGGAGTGGCTAAATCTAAGGTGAAGCAGGTATTCACCAGTAGATTCGGGGACAACGGACGTATCACTGAGGTTGACTACTCGGCACTGGAAGTGGTTATGTCCTGTGTACACACGGGTGACAAGAAACTGCTGGGGCTGCTGCAGAGTGGTACGGATATGCACTGTTACCGCCTAGCTTTCCGCGAGGAATTACCATATGAAGAAGTATATGAACGCTGCCACAACAAGAAGCACGAGCTGCATCCGCTTTGGAAGGCAATGCGTACAGGTATTAAGGCTCCTAGCTTTGCAGCCCAGTATGGCGCTACGGCTAAGGGGATTGCGTTTGCTACTGGATGTACGGTGGAATTTGCACAGGCTTTCTTGGACAACGAGGCTGCGCTGTTCCCGCAAACAATTGGCTTCCGCGCTGTTGTCAAGGAAGAGGTAGAACGTACCGGTGCAGAGGGGCGCATGTACCGGGAGCAGGCTGACGGCGGCAGCTACCGACTGTATCGCATTGGGACGTGGACCAGCCCAGCCGGTGCCCGCTACAGCTTCCGTCAGAAAGAGCAGTGGAAGGAAGTTGTGCCTGGGCAGCGTAAGCAGAAGGTAATGGACTACAAGGAAACTGAGATGGCTAACTACTGGTGTCAGGGGGAAGCATTCTTCCTGATGGCAGTGGCTGCCGGTATGGTTCTGCGTGCACTCCTGGCCCGTGACTGGTTCGACAATCAGGTGTGCCTGATTACGAACGTACACGATGCATTATATCTGGACAGCGCCAACCCTGAGGTTGGACGTGAGGCGAGCCTGTTGGTTAAGCAGTGCATGGAGGATGCACCTAAGCGTATCCACCAGCTCTGGCCTAACTACGGTATCATTGGCGAGGTGCCCTTCCCGGCGGAAGCTGAAATGGGTACGAGCATGTACAGTAAGGAGAAGGTAGAATGATTGGCAGAGAAGAGATACTGCGGCAACTGCGGAAAGTACACCTAATCATTACGGCAGAGACAGGGCTGCAAGTGTACGCCGCCGGGGGTTGTATTCGGGACGAACACTTCGGCCTGCCGGTGAAGGACGTGGACCTGATAGTACCAGTAGGGTGCACTGACGAGAAGGTGGCATTCTCCGTAATGGAGAGATTCGCCCGAAGCTATCACGCTATGTTTGATGAGCCTGTGGCCATTACTATGGCGTACAATCAGTCCGCATCCTGCCAGGAAACGCTGGGGGATTTTGACGAGCGTCTGTACGGGGTGGTGAAGCTGCAATCCCCCGCTCTGCGAAGTTGACGTGCTGTTCTCCAGGTATGGCAGCATTGATGAAGTGCTAAGCCACTTCGACTGCAACCCGAATACTGGGTACATGAACACCTTAGGCTTTGTGGATTACGCGGAGCCGCTGGAGCTGGTGTGGTTGAAACCTGTGTCCCAGAGCAGGGAATTGCGTATGCTTAACAAGTGGGCGCAAATACAGGAGGTGCGTGATGCATGTTAAACCTGGCAGCATTGTGGAGATGCTGGGCCTTGGACCTGAGCCACTTAGTCCGGAGTTGAGGAAGTACTTCGCTCCAGGCACACAGCACCAGGTTATCTCCTACTGTAAGGAAACTTGGGAAGTAGAGCTGATAGACCCTACGAATGGTTCAGAAGAACCTGGGGATGGCATTACCTTCTTCCCGGGGGAGTATAAACTTATCGCGGAGTAGTGGTAGGTGTACCCTTGGGGGGGTGTAGGGTGTTAGGGTATCATGGAAATACACTAGGGTCAACTAAATAATTAAATAAAATTATTTGTTGACTCTGGCTTGATTCTGTGATTCACAGAGAATTAATGTGATACGAGTAGGAACAACACAAGAGAGATATGCAGTGTCAGAATGTATAGACCACGGCAAAAGCCGAAGCCTTCTAAAAGAAGGGTATGCGTTAATTAAACGTGACGGAAAGATGCGCCTATATCATCGAGTGGTTTACGTCCGCCACCACGGTATAGCCTGTGCGGATATAGGCGGACAGGTGATTAGACACTCATGTGACAATCCCCGTTGTATTAATCCCGAGCATCTTCTGGTGGGCAGCAAGGCAGACAACGTGCAAGATAAGGTAGATAGAGGCCGCGAAGCTCGTAAGATTTCCAAGGCTACTGTAGAGCAGATTCGCCGGGAGTATGTTCCTCGTTCTAAACACGCTAATCAGTACGTGCTTGCTGCGAAATACGGTGTAGTACAATCTCGCGTCAGTCAAATTATTAAGGGGGCCTAATAATGGCACGTGTTAGCCTAATAAAACTATTCACCAAAGAGCAGCACCAGGCAATCTTGGGCCAGTATCTCGACAACGCCCTGGCTGCTCAGTATTACAACCAGGAGCTGGATAATCGTGGGGATGTGGATTCGGACATTAGTGTGTCCCGCCAGCTTGTGCGCTATTGGCGCAGCATCTTCATGGATAACAAGGGCAGTAAGGCAAAGGCTAACAACGCCCTGATGCAAGCCCGCAAACTAATTCAACCCTCCCCAACGGATGACATTGGGGATACGTTTGTACCTGAAACCTGTCGGCGTGTGCTTGTTATCGGGGACTTGCACGAGCCTTACACACACCCGGACGCATACGACTTTTTACGCACTGTTCGGGATGAGTACTGCCCAGACATTGTGGTGCAGATAGGTGATGAGACAGATGGTCACGCTATATCGTTTCACGATAGCGATGCCAACCTAGACAGCGCTGGGGTGGAATTAGAGAAGGCCAAGCTTGGTCTGGAGCAGCTGCACAACCTGTTTCCTAATCTGCTCCTGTGCGACTCTAACCACGGCTCCCTTATCTACCGCCGAGCCAAAGCGCATGGGCTCCCGGTACAGTTCATTAAGAAGTACCGGGACATCCTGTTCCCAGAGCACGGCGCGCCGGGGTGGAGTTGGGGTGATGCTTGGGATTTGAATACGCCGTTGGGTGTTGTACGGTTCCAGCATCAAGTATCAGGGGACCTGCTGCTCAACGCAGCCCATGAACGCAAGTCCACGGTAATTGGACACTTTCATGGAAAGTTAGACATACAGTATGCCGCGAGTAGCACCGCCTTGTATTTCGGAGCGCACTGCGGTTGTTTAATCGACAATAAGAGTCTGGCCTTTGCTTATGGTAAGTTGTCAAGAAGCAAGCCGATTCTAGGGTGTATGGTGATTACAGATGGGTGCCCACAAATCATCCCCATGCTACTTGATGATTCCGGTAGATGGGTAGGGAGAAGCAAATGAATGTACTGGATTCAACTGTCACCCGAGTAGATGCTCCTGTATGGGATGAGCAATACCAGGTGTATCGTGTAACCCTGGAGTATGACTGCTGGGGACACAAATCTGAGACAGAGGGGCGGTACAAAGATGAAGCCTCAGCTCTGAGTTTAAAAGTTGGCGACATAATCAAAACCTAATTAGGAGTACCAATGAAAATGGGAATCTGTTCTGTACTGGGCCTTATCTTTGTAACCCTGAAACTGACTGGTGTTATCGCCTGGTCTTGGCTATGGGTGCTGCTCCCGTTCTGGGGACCTATTGCAGTTGGCGTAGTTCTGGTGTTCTTGGTGGCGGCCCTCAAAGTCGCCTCCCGATAAGCCCTGCATCTGCACGTAAATGTCATTTAAACTAAACGAGGACGTAATTATATGACTATGAATGCACTGGACACTCTGAACTCCCTGGTCGCTGCTGCGATTGAAACGCAAGACGTTGATATGACTGAAACCTCACAGGGCGGTGCGTACGAGGATGTGCTGCTGCCGAAGGGTGAGTACTACGGCTACTTCACCGAGTACGTGGAAATCGGTAAGCGCCTGCCTACCAAGGGTGGTAAGCCTACCGGTAAGCCTGCAGTGGCTAACGTACGTATCGGCATTGTAGTGTTCGGCCCCAACGGCGAAGTGAAGCGTATCCGCCCGTACCCGATGGCTATCAGTAACTTTGAGCGAGCAGGCTTCAAAAAGTTCTTCGACAAGCTCAACTACGACAATAGCATTAAGCATGCAGCGCAGCGTCTGGGGCAGGCCTTCACCTTCCCGATTGATGAGCACACCAGTGCCGCGGGCAAGAAGTCTAACATCGTGGACCTGTCTGGTATCCGCCCGATTCCGAAGTTCGACCCGAACACCGGAGAGCCTATCAAGATGCCAGCCCTGGATGCTTCCGAGATTAAGCTGTTCCTGTGGAACAACCCAACCAAAGAGACCTGGGATAGTCTGCATATCGAAGGCACCTTCGACGACGGTAAGAGCAAGAACTGGATTCAGGAGGATATGTACAAGGCCGTAGACTTCCCGGGCAGTGCTCTGGATATTATGCTGAACGCTGGCTCTGTTCCGAGTCCGACAGCTATGCAGGCACCGGCTGCTCCGGCTGCCCCGGCAGCACCCGTAGCCCCAGCTGCTCCAGCTGCTCCAGCGGCTCCCGCGGCTCCTGTAGCGCCAGTAGCGCCCGCTGCGCCTGCTGCACCTCAAGCCTAATCTACCCTAAACTAAACTAATATGGCCCCGCATGGGGCCTTAGAGGAAGCCTATGAACATCATCAACATTCTCATCAAACTCCTGAGTGCAGCCTACACAGCAGAAGCTAAACGCGCCGATGCCAAAGCGCAGTTTAACGAGCAGCTGTCAGTTAAGTTCGCAGACGACGCCGTGCGTCTGGCCGCTCAATCCGAGGCGCGCGTAGAAGCCTCCAAGCACAGCAAAGATGAAGCGGTGAAGCATGCCGAGCAGGCAGACAAACTGCGCGCTAAGCGCGATGAAGTAGCTAACTTCCTGGGGGTATAATTGATGGATAAAGTATTAGACGCATACAAGAATCTGGCTATCGCAGTTAGCGCTGTAGTATATGATGCTGCGGTGTACGGGGTACGCACCCACCGCCTAGGCGACGTCTATAGCGCCCTGGACAAGTTGGCCGCTCTGTATGGTATGGATCTGGAGCTGGCCGCCACTGCCTTCAAAGAGCACAATGACCTGGCGGCACATGCAGATAAGTTACGTGGTGATGACCTAGTGCTTATCCGCGTTGTCGGTACCATCAGCATCGGGCTAGCTGAGATTGGTTCCTGCATTTACGATGCAGACCAGAGTCTGCGTACTCCGGAAGTAATCGGGGACATGCTCGGCACCGTGCTGGTGCTGTCTGAGCTGGCGGCTTGAGTATGAGTGTACGTGTAGAGGTGCACGCACCCAGGCACAGCTTTATGGCACCTTATGCTGAACATGCCTGCAACCGCTGGTACGTAACCTTTATCCGGGAGGGTGACCCTTGTACCATGTACGTGGTGCGCTGGGCCGCTAAACCTACCCGCAAGCAGGTGAAATTAGCAGCTAAATCAGTAGCCAGACTGGAGATTTAATAATGCGAAATGCCTTTGCCAGAGTATTTTATTTTCTGTTAGTAGCCCCTCTAGTGCCGGTAGCAATCCTGTGCTGGGTATTTGAGAAGGTAGAGAACAGTAAGGCGCTGACCGCCTGGGAATCCTGGGCGCGTAAGTTAACTAAGAAGGCTACGGGGGTCTGATGATTATCAACGGGGTTGACTTATCCCAGCTTGAGGCGCAGTTAGCTCCGCAGAACTCTGGGAAGATTCTGCTGTACGATGCGGATTTTGCAGTTTACAAAGCCGCCGCTACAGTAAAACGTTTGGACACTGCAATACGCCGATTCTATCAGCTGGTGCTTGAGGACATGTTCCTGGTAGGCTGCTCAGAAGCAGTGGCGTATCTGACGCCTACGGGGTGTGCTAAGTGCCTGCGCTGGCACCTGCCTACGGCCAAGCCGTACCAAGGGAACCGCAATAAGCGTCAGGAGCTGCCACTCAAGGCACCGTTGAAGCGGCACCTGATTGAGAACCCGGACCAGTATTCTGAGCATGGCATACAGGTGGTAAGCAGTGACTACTTTGAGGCCGACGACCTCTTCGTAATGGATTCGTACAGCTTCGGGGACCGGGGGATCCTGATGTCGCAGGACAAGGATTCCTGGCTCAGTCCTATGGCCCGGTTTGATATCCCAACCGGTACAGTGTGGCCTGCACTGGAGGACCCATTCGGATGGATTAAGTGGGATGACACCCAGGCTATGCCGGTGCGAGCACACGGCACTAAGTTCTTCTGGTGGCAAATGCTAGCAGGGGATGACGCAGATAACGTCAAAGGCATCACATTGCTTGATGGGAAGCTCTGTGGGAAGCGAACGGCCTTTGATGCTATCTACCCTATTACCTCGGAGCAGGACGCCGCAGAATTCGTTGTAGCGGCCTATGCTCGAAACAACCAAGACGTACTCGCAGAGGCAGAATGCCTGTGGCTGAGACGCTCCCAATCAGATTCAGCGTATCTGTATCTGATGTCACTGTTGACTACTCCCAGTCTACGTGACTGGGTGTATTCGCTGCACGAGTACCATAAACAGCACATACAGTGGATACAGGAGCACCCAGACAATGGCGAAGATGACTGCGAAGGAAATGAGCCTGAGGGCGATTGAGTTATACTACGAGGGGAAACACGACGAACTTGAAACTATTCTGGATGCGCTGCGTGAACGAGCACCCAAAACACATCGAAGAACGGTTGAGCATTTGGATTCTCTCATTCACGACAATGCTATGCTGGATGTAGTTGGGGAGATTGAGGTATGGCCCTAAGAAAGATTACACGGGCACAGATTCGCTCCGTGGCTATTAAGCTTGCCAAAGACCAGGGAGGTATCTGCCTCCTTTGCGGCAAACCTTTGGACTTCACAATCAAGGGGGTAACTGGTGATTCTGTTGTCGTTGACCACGATCATATTACTGGGCGTATTCGGGGTGCTCTTCATCGCTCGTGCAATGGAGGGGAAGGTAAAGTGGCATCTGCCGCTGGGCGCTGGATTGTTGGTAGCATGCAATCTTCTAGGGCTATTGCTGAATCTCTACGCAGGGTCGCCGATTACTTAGACCGCGAACCTACAGATATGCTATACTATACACACAAGACGCCGGAAGAATTGGCACAGGCACAGAAGCTCAAGGCCCGCAAGGCCCGGGCACGACGCAAAGCACGGGAGACTATTAAGTGAAGGCAGTAATCTTTGATTTGGACGGCACGCTGGCTGACGGTACCCACCGCTTGCACTTGCTGCCTACTGTGGATTTGCACCTTACTGACAGCTGGAATGAATTCAACCGGGCCTCTAAGGATGACAGTCCTATCCGTAGCACTATTGAAGTGTGCAACATCATGGTGCGCGCAGGGTTGCGGGTTATTATCTTGACGGGGCGCTCTGATATAGTAAGGGCTGAAACAGAGGCCTGGCTGGAGCGTAACTTCGTTATGTACTCCGAGCTGGTTATGAGGCCGCACAGCGACAACCGAAAGGATATCATTATCAAAGAGGAGTTCCTGCGCAACCAAGTAGGGTTAGAAAACATTGTGGCGGCTTGGGATGACAGCCCCGCGGTGATTGAGCATTTCCGCGGACTAGGTATTACCACTTACGCTGTATGCGACTATGGTGCAGCAGCACATCGAACAGACTTAAAATCCCACGGGGTGGAGGAATTAGCATGAGCGCAGTAGGTACAGGTATGAAGTATGACGCAGGCAAACCCAGAATGGACTTGCTACTGGATGGGTGCCCGAATGCGTTGCTGCGTATCAGTGATGTACTGACCTTCGGGGCCCAGAAGTATGAGGCACACAGTTGGCGCACGGTGGCCGAAGGTAAGTCCCGCTACAAGGCCGCACTACTGCGGCACCTCACAGCACACGCTATGGGGGAGACGCTAGACTCGGAGAGCGGCTTACCGCACCTGGCGCACGCCGCTTGTTGTGCGTTATTTATTCTAGAACTGGAGCAGATGGATAGTGCGGCCAAGTGAGTGGTGCCACATGATGTGGCAGAAAGCAGTAGAGCGAGGCGACGAACGCGCCGCTAAAAACTACCTGGAGATGTATAACCTCTGGGTAAGTCGCAATTAGTAGTTAGAAGTACCGGACATAACCAAGGAGATTAAGCGCCTATGATTAGCGCCCTGAATACGGTTGTAGTACCAGAGGAAGCACTGGTGAAACGCCAGCTGGAGCTTGAAGAGGCCTATAAGATTCGCGGAATCGAGCGGGCACGTAAGCTGATTACGGACGCGTTGCAGAGCGGTGGTATTATGAACCTGCCTATGACACAGCGTATGCTCACTTCGGCATATGAAGTGGCTGCTGCCGCTATCGATGAGATGCGAAATGTCAAAGCCCCTGGCATTGGTGGGAAGTACCGCCGGTTCCTGCGCTTAATCCCCTTGGATGTCCTAACCACCCTGAGCCTGTGCACAATGTTTGAGGCGTTCAGCGTCGCCCCTGGCGAGTCCGCCAGTCGCCGTCAGACTGCACAGGCGGTAATGTCCGCACTGGGCAGAAACGTACAGTCAGAGCTACTGGCTCTGCAGTTACGCAACGTAGCCCCAGCGTACATGGACCGAGTGTATGAGTACCTCACAGAACGCCGTACGAAATCCCCTACGCACATCCTGCGTACGCTCCGTGCCAGTGCCGAGAACGTACACTATGGGCACGAGCCTTGGACCAATGCCCAGAACATCTCCGTAGGGCGTCTGCTGTGTGCCGCAGTGTTTGAGACGGGACTGTTCCAGTGGAAGAACTGTAGCGGGAATCTGAGCATGCTCTATCCGGCTGACGACGTTATGGAGGCCTTTCAGAAACTGGTAGAGTCCGCTGATACCGTAACCATGAAGCCGCCTATGCTGGTACCACCGGTGCAGCACACTACTCTGTGGGATGGTGGGTACCTCACACCTATCGACAATCGCGGAACCTACCATAACTCGCACATTGACAGGGCTCGTCTCCGTGAAGTAGCAGAAGCATTTAAATCCGCGGATGGCATCAAAAAAGCGCTTAATAAGGCACAGGAAACCCCGTACCGTATTAATAAGCGCATACTGGAACTGGTGCAAGAAGCACGGGCCCTGGGTGTTGGGATAGGTATGCCTCGCTCAGTGCCGGAGCCTAAGCCAGAGTGGTATCTGGACGGGGTTCCTAAAGAGAACTACACAGAGGAAGAGCTTGACCGCTTCGGTGAGTGGAAGACGCGTATGTCTCTATGGTACAGCGCCGACCGTAAGCGTGTATCGCAACTGCGCAGCCTTCTGACTACGTTGGAAATGGCAGAGGAATTCAAAGATGAGAAAGCCCTGTACTTCCCGACTTGTGTGGACTGGCGCTACCGCCTGTACTTCAAGTCCTCGCTGCACCCTCAAGGTTCGGATTTGCAGAAAGCCCTTCTTGAGTTTGGCAGAGGAAAACCTCTGGGTGAGCGGGGACTACTCTGGCTCAAGGTACACGTCGCCACATGCTTTGGTTATGACAAAACCCTATTCGAAGACCGCGCAGCTTGGGTTGATGCGAACTTTGCAGCGCTCGAAGAGCTTGTGGTTTCACCGTTTGATTGCCCTGCTTTTGCCGAGGCAGACAGCCCCTGGTGTTTTCTGGCGGCCGCTATCGACCTGGTTAATGCTGTGCGTTCTGGATGCCCAGAAGAATATATCAGCAGAATCCCAGTTGCTATGGACGCTACAAACTCAGGTGGGCAGCACCTCTCAGCGCTCCTGAGGGACCCTGTGGGCGGTCGTCTGACGAACCTGTACTGGGAGGGTAACGACAAGAAAGCGGACCTGTATATGGATGTGAAGCGCCGTACGGACGAGAAGGTGATACTGGACCTGGACAAGGAGGATTTCGTTATCCAGAGCACTTACTGGAGAGAGAACGAAATCACCCGCAGCATGACCAAGCGCCCCAGTATGACCTACTTCTACAGCGCCACGGTGCGCAGCTGCAGTGACTACATCTTTGAAGGCGCTTGCGCTGAGGGGTATGAAGGTACCGACACTAACAGTCTATGGAATCTGTCGTGCTACCTGGCCCCGCGTATGCGCGCCGCTATCGAGGAGGCAAACCCAGCTGCTGCGGCAGTTATGTCGTACTTGCAGAACCTCGCTAGGCGTGTACCGGCAAGCCAGCACCTGCAGTGGTATACGCCGCTGGGTGGGCTAGTAATGAACCGCTACACGCAGCGTGAAGAGGTGCGAGTACGCATTGACTGCATGAACCTCACTATCATGCGAGTGCATAATCGGGATTTCAAGACCTGCAACAAGCGCAAGGCAGCCTCTGGGATTGCCCCGAACTTTGTGCACAGCCTGGATAGTACGCACTTGATGATGGTTCTATGTGCCGCCGAGGGTCTGGACATTGTGCCGATTCACGACTCCCTGGCTACACATGCAGCCGATGTTGATACTATGCACCGGCACATCCGCGAGCAGTTTGTGCGTCTCTACGAAGAGCATGACCTTCTTGGGGATATTACTCGCGCAGCAGCAGAAGCCGGGGCGGATTTGACGGACCTGGATATGCCTGAGGTGGGTACTCTGGACATCCGGCAAGTGCTGGAATCGCCTTTCTTCTTCTGCTGATAAATGAAGTTACCGGAGTAGGAATGAAGTTAAAACACACTAGTAAAACTTCCGATTACACTCTCAAGGTTCTGTATAAGTCTGACGATATTACAGACGCAGTGAAGCAACTGCACGAACTGGGCCACGGTATTAGTCGGGGCCTGGCCCCTGAGCAGCACTACTGGAGGGTACTGGGAAGCATACTGGGTAAACAGTATATACTAGGAGTCTATGACTCCCAAGGCGACTTAGTCGGTGCTGTCAGCTACTACCCGGAAGCTGTAGAGGACTGTCATTACGTAGAGCCTGTGCTGTATACAGACTTCTTCGTATTGAAACCGGACAATGGTACGGCCGTGTCTGTGATTATGCAGGGCCTGCACGCAATAGCCAAGTGCATGCGCGCTGGGCGTATCGCCATTAGCCGGAGCACATCTGGTAACACGTACAAAACAACTTATCATTTAGTGAGGTCAGAATGAGTGGTGGTTTAGGTAAACTGTTAGGCAAGGCCACGGATATGCTAGGCCTTACGGACAACGCGGGATTAGAGGCGCAGCAGCGCTTGGCGGAGCAACAGGCCAGCGCAGCTAAACAACAGGCTGCCTTAGAGGCTAATAGCGCCGCAGATAATATTGCTGAGATTGACCCTGCAGGGGCTGCCTCTGCATCTGCAGATGCAATTACGTCTGAGCAGAAGAAACGGCGACAAGCAGGGCAGAGCAATCCTCTGGGCCTGTAAGGGGGTAGCTTGGAACAAAAAGCAACATTAGCAGAACTCTTTAAGAAGGACCAGGACGCAGGTGTCTTGGATGCCTCTGAGAAGTTCGCGCAGTGGACACTCAGCACTATCTTTACCAGGGACGATTCCCTGGACGGTAGACGCAGGCCGCTGGAGCGTGACTACCAGAGCACCGGTGCGCAGCTGGTCAACACTGCAGCCACTAAGATTGTAGGCGCACTGTTCCCGCAAGGCACTAGTTTCTTCCGGTTCTCCAAGAGTTCGGACCTGGACGAGTTCATTAGTTCTCTGGGTAGTTCGGCTACAGCAGAATCTAAGCTGGCCGAGGTAGAGAACACGGCGTCACAGAAAGTATTTGAGAAAGACGGTTATGCTGCGAAGTTGCAGGCTGTGAAGCTGCTGCTGGTTACAGGTAACGCGTTGGAGTATATTGATGAGCGGACAGGTAAATCCATCGTCTACTCAGTCCGTAACTTTACCGTTCGAAGGGATGGCAGCGGGAACGTCCTGCGACTCATTATCAGAGAGCGTGCAAGCGTCCAGGACCTGCCAGAGAGTTTCCAGAACACCTTCTACCGTGACAAAGACCCATACGGCGACGTTGATATCTACACTGCCGCTTGTCGCAAGGTTAAGCGGACAGAGGACGGTGCAGAGGTAGTAAGCTACGAGGTGTACCAAGAAGCAGACGGGCACCGCATCGGGGACAGCAGCACCTACCCGGAGCTGGAGCTTCCCTACAACGTGCTGGTGTGGAATCTTGTTAGCGGTGAGCACTACGGGCGCGGCTTGGTAGAGGACTACGCCGGGGACTTTGCTAGATTATCTGTACTGTCGGAAGCGTTGACTAACTACGAGGTTGAGTCTGCGAGGTTAATCCCGCTGATTGACGCAAGCTCTGGGTTAGACGTGGACGAGTTCTCAACGTCGGAGACGGGTGAGGCTGTGCAGGTGGGTGGTGGTGGTTCCAACGGGAACAGCAAATCCCCTGTCACTGCTTACGAGGGCGGCTCTGCCCAGAAGATTCAGTGGCTTGCCAGCAACATTCAGATGCTCGAGCAGAAACTGTCTCGTGCGTTTATGTACACCGGTAACTCCCGGCAGGGCGAGCGTGTCACGGCCTACGAGATTCGTCAGAATGCCAAAGAGGCGGAAGCTGCTATGGGTGGCGGATTCAGTATCCTGAGCGACGCCTGGCTGCGTAAGCTGGCGTACCTGTATACTGCACTGGTGTATCCTCGCTTTAAGCTGTACCTCAGCGAAGGCGTAGTGAGCATCAACGTTACGGTGGGTACCTCTGCACTAGCTAAAGCCGCAGCAGCGGACAAGCTGTTAGAGGCGGCGCAATCCATGCAGCTGGCTATCCCTGTGCTTGCGCAGATTACTCCGCGCTTCAACAAAGATGCGTGCGTAGATTGGTACTTCGACGCCTACGGTATCGTTAGCGAGCCGTTCATGTACACCGAAGAGCAGCTGCAGCAGAAGCAACAGGTTCAGGATGCGTCTGCCGATGTATCCGCAGGTGCAGCGCAGGACCAACTCCAAGGCTTGACAGCAGCAGACCCGACAGTAGCAGGTAAGCAGCTGGGCTTATTACCAAGTTAACAACAGAGGCATAGATGGATAACGTAGAAAACGGTCAGAACGTAGAAACTACACAGGTAGAGAACCAAGGCGGCCCTAAGATTCCGGGCCTAGGTGCTCCCCTTAGCGCCCCGAACAATCAAGGCGTGCAGGATGCACAGACCCCTACCCAGCAGCAACAGGGCAAAGATTCCCCTGACCCTGCTAAGATTCCTCTGGATATCGAAGCCCTAAAAGCGGCCCTGGATAAGGGTGGCGATAGCGCTAAAGAGCAGCCCCAGGAGCTGGCTAAGACAGGCAACCCGACGATTGACGCCGGTGTAGCTATGTTGCAGAAAGTCTCTGGGTTAACTGACTCTGATATGGTGCGGGCACTTGGTAAGGCCCTGGAGTATCAGGACCCTAACCTAATCGATACGGCCTTCATTAAGGAACGTTTCGGAGAGCACGCTGCTTATGCAGAGTTGCTGGCTAAAGCGTACCTGGAAGACCAGGTTGGTCAAGCCACCAAAGCAGTACAGGAAGCTTACGATATCGTGGGTGGTAAGGAGAGCTGGGAGGTAGCAGCGCAGCTGTTTAATTCCAAGGCCCCTGAACCTCTGCGTAACGCAGCTCGTGTACTCGCTAACTCGGGTGAGCTCAAGCAGGCCGCTGAGCTGGTAGCAAGTTTCTGCCGGGATATGGGTCTTATCAAGACACAGAACCCAATGGTGCGCGGTGTAGCCGGCAACAATGCACTATCTGCTGCGGAATTCCGCGCAGAATATACCAAACTCCGTCAGGAAGCGGGCAACCGTAGCTTGGCGTCTCCACAGTTCAGTCAACGTTATAACGATTTGCTCGCACGCCGTGAAGCTGGTAAGCGCGTAGGTCTTTAATTTTATTTATAAAGGAAACTAAAGCATGGCCAACACTATTTATAATGGCAACCTGACTCGTCCGCACTGGGGCGGCGCGGCGTCTGACGTAGACATTCACCTGGAAGTGTATCAGAACGAAGTGGATACCCGCTTCCAGTACCAGGCTCTGTTCCTGGGCCTCTCCAGCCAGCGCTCTATCAGCGGTTCCAACACCTACCGTATTGACCGCCTGAACACCTCCTCGGTGAAGGGGCGTCGCTCCGGCGAAGCACTGGATAGCACCCCGGTCCGTAACGATAAGATGATTGTCGTGGTGGATACGGTGCTGTATATCCGTAACCCGATTGACTACCAGGATGACTGGACAGGTCCGGACTTCTTGACTGAGATGGGTCAGAACAACGGCTCTGAGTTCGCAGAGACCTTCGACCAGGCACACCTGATTCAGCTCATCAAGGGCCGCTCCTGGGTTGCTCCGGCGCACCTGAAGCCGGCGTTCAACGACGGTATTGAGGTAGGTGCAGCTATCCTGGTTCCGGGCACCACCACCGCCACGCAGCTGACCCAGGCTGAGATGGAGGCGAACGCCATGAACATCAACCTGGCCCACAAGGCTGGTATTGATGAACTCATCAAGCGTAAGACCCCGCTGGCGGACATGATTACCCTGGTGGATGTCGATACCTATTCGCGTCTGCTGGAGCATCCGAAGCTCCTGAACCTGGACTTCGGTGCGTCCAACAACGATGGTTACAAAGACCGTCGTGTAGTGAAGATGAATGGCGTACCTGTAGTTGAGTGCACCGAGTTCCCGACCTCGGCTGGTACGCATCCGCTGGGCTCAGCTTACACCGTCACCCCCGACGACGCGCTGTGCCGTATGGTGACTTTCAGCAAGTCCAAGACTCTGGTGACTGTTGAAGCTAAGCCGTTCACCTCCCGTATCTGGGATGATGAGCGCGAGTTCAGCAACGTACTGGACTGCTACGCGATGTACAACATCGGCCTGCGTCGTCCGGACACCGCTGCAGTGACCAAATTCACCTTCACCGCCAAGTCCTAATTGGAGGTTAAATGGCAGTAATTGCTACGTTCGGTCTGGAGACTCTCCAGGCCAATGCAGCTCAGCGGGAGGCGGTTAAGGCCGCCACCGATGTAGCTAAGAACCTCCAGGTGGCGTCGGTTGAATCTGGCCGCAAGGCCACCAAGAAAACCCGTAAGGCGGCGGATGCAGCTGCCGATACTGCGGGAGAGTAATACGCGCCCCTGGTGCCTTCGGGTGCCGGGGGCTTTTTTTTTGTCCCTGTCTTAAGGGTCCAAGGGGTCTTTAATAGAGGAACAAATATGAGAGAATTACTAATGTACGACCCTACTAGCCCAAGCGGATTACGCTGGAGGGTTGATGGGTACAGAAACACGTACAGGGCCGGTGACGCAGCCGGGTGCACTCACTCGGGACCCACTGGGTGCTATCAGATAGTTATCCGCGGTAAGAAGTACCTAAGTCGCAGGGTGGTGTACTTTCTAGTACACGGGGAGTGGCCAGACACCGTGGATCACATAAACGGAAACCGCAAAGATAACCGGATAGAGAACTTGCGCGCGGCCACTGTACGGCAGAATCTGTGCAACTTAACTAAGGCCAGAGGCTTCTACTTTGCCAAGCAGCAAGGTAAATTCGTGGCGCAGATATGCAACCACGGTAAGAATAGAACAATTGGCAGCTTTGATACTGCACTAGATGCTCGTGCAGCGTGCTTGCGCGCCAAACTTGAAGAGCACGGTTTCGTGCCGGGGGTGGTTTATTCGTGAATTAGATGCTATTAACTTAACGCTGGAAGCTCTGGGGGAATCTCGCGTTATGGACATCAACACGAGCAATCCCAGTGCGGGGTTAGCTCGCTCTGTGCTTGCGCGCAACCGTCGGGGGCTGCTCAGCACAGGCTTCTGGTTTAACGTGGTGGAGCGTGAAGTTACACCCACTGCGGACGGTTTTATTAAAGTGCCGTGGAACCAGTTGGCCGTATACGATGCTGGTTCCGACTCCAAGTACGGGGTACGTGACGGGAATCTGTACGACCTTGTGGAGCAGAACCAACACTTCGACAGCGCGGTCAATCTCAAAATAGTCCTGGACTTGGACTTTGAGGACCTTCCGGAGCATGCCGCTATGTGGGTGGCTAACTACACCACTGCACAGGTATATCTCAACGACCTTGGTGGCGATAGCAACTACGCTAATTACGCGCAGGAAGCTGAGCGTTACAAGAGTATGGTGCTGCGGGAGCATCTGCGCAACCAGAGGTTCAGCACCAGTAAGACACGCTTTGCGCGCAGAATCCGCTGCGCTCGTTTTATGGTTTAAGGAGAACGTATGGCTACGTCCCTAGAGGGTACCATTCAGAGCCTGCTGCAGGGCGTCTCCCAGCAGGTTCCAAGAGAGCGCCAGCCCGGGCAACTGGGGGCGCAGTTGAATATGCTCAGCGACCCGGTTTCTGGTATCCGCCGCAGACCTCCCGGTGAGATTGTCTGGGAGAGCACGATTGATAACCCGGGGCTTGACTCCCTGTTCACTGAATACGTCGAGCGTGGGACTGACGGTAGGCACTTGCTGATTAACACCAGCAACGGTAACTGGTGGTTGCTGGCTAAGAATGGAAAGACCATCCTTAACTCTGGCAATGACCCGTACTTTGTTACCGCCGTAGGCCAGACCTCTTTGCAGACCGCAAGTATTGCTGGATTGACTTATATCCTGAATACTGAGATGGCTCCGAACACAACCGTGGACAATACTGGGCGCATAGACCCCAGCACCACCGGGTTCTTCTACGTTAAATCCGCAGCATTCCAGAAACGCTGGAACGTCGCCGTTACCTCTGCTGGGGTGGACTACACTGGGTACTACACTGCACCGGCTGCCGGTAGCACCAGTGGCAACGCTGAGGAGGTATCCGGTGCCTACGTCGCCCAGCAGCTGCGGGACTCCCTTGTAGCGAATGGGTTGCCAGCTGGGAACGTGAGCGTACGTGGTGCGTATCTGTTCTTCTACGGGTTGAGTAACTGCGTGGTATCCTCTGACGCGGGTGATACTTACGCTGTGGTGTCCAACCAGTCTCGTGTAGACCAGGAGCAGGACCTGCCTGCACAGCTCCCAGCGCAAGCTGACGGGGCGATGTGCCGTGTAGGGACAGCCTCGTCCGAGACAGCGTGGTACCAGTTCAACTACAGCACCCGCACCTGGTCTGAGGTGGGGGCGTACGGCAGCATCACCAAGATTACGAACATGCCTAGAGAGCTCGCCGCAGATGACAACATCATCGCGCGGGATTGGGAGGGGCGTTTAGCTGGCAACGACGATAATAACAGTAATCCTGGTTTCGTCGAGAATGGTTATATCACAGGCATCGCAGCTTTCCAGGGGCGCCTGGTCCTGCTTAGCGGTAGCTCCGTGGATATGTCAGCCTCTGGTCTGTATCAGCGCTTCTACCGCTCTACTGTGACTTCCCTGCTGGATACGGACCGTATCAGCATTAGCTCTGCGTCTGCACAGGATTCTGTGTACCGTACCGCTGTGCAGTTCAACCGGGACCTGGTCCTGTTCGCCAACAGCATGCAGGCGGTTGTACCTGGCTCAGCAGTGCTTACGCCAACTAACGCAAGCATTAGCATTACCAGTACCTATGATTGTGACAGCCGTGTGACTCCGGTAATGGCGGGGCAGACAGTAATCTACCCGAACAAGCGCAACGACAGCTACGCTGGTATTCTGGAGCTAATCCCATCACCTTACACCGCGGCGCAGTACACTACGCAGGATGCCACGGTGCACCTACCTCGGTATATCCCAGGTAGGGTGTTGCAGATGCAAAACTCCAGTGTCACCAATATGGCCTTCTCGCGCATGTCTGGAGAGCGTAATAGCCTGCTGGTCTACGAGTTCATGTGGGGCGGAAGTGACGGCGCTAAGATGCAGGCAGCGTGGCATAAGTGGTCGTTCCCGTATCCAATCCTGAGCGTACAGGCGCTGGAGGATGAGGTGTTCTTGTACATGCAAGGGCCCAGTCCTGGCAACAAGCTTTTGATTGTGTCTATGGACCCGCGTGAGGGTTATCAGTTGGGTTCGGAGTACCGCGAAGCCTATTCGGATTTGCAGAAGCAAGTTCAAGTGCAGGACGGGGTATTCACCGTTCCGGCGGTACTGCGCCCAGTTGGCTGGGCTGACCGTTACAAGGAAGAGCTTATCTTAACGTACCTACCCAGCAATACTATGGGGCCCACTGGAGTAGGTATCAAGGAGATTGCTGGGGAGAACACCCTACGGGTTGTGCGCGGCGTACCCGACGGCACCTACGTAGTTGGGCGACGTTACCACAGTATGTTCACGCTAACTACACCTATTCTGCGTGACCGGAATGACAAGCTAGTGGGGAGCGGGCACGTGCGCCTACTGCGCCTAGACGTGGCGGTGCGTAACTCAGGACACTTCGATGTACAGGTACTAGACACTCCGCGGGACGTCAACTGGAGTGGGGAACTAACTGGTATCCTGATGAACTCAAAGGAGTTGACGCTCGGGCAGACACTGCGTATGGACCTGGCTACGATTACCGTGCCGTGCCGTACTAACGCAGACACAACCGAGGTGACGCTGTTTACTGAGGGTTCTATGGAACTGAACGTGCTGGATATCTCGTATATCCTGCGCTACAACCAACGCAGACGGAGAATTTAATATGGGTATGTGGTGGGCAGCCGCCGCCCAAGCAGGCTCTAAACTGCTGGGTGCTGGGGCGCAGATTGAGGTATCCAAGGCACGGAACAAGGCCGTAATCCAGCAGACCGCTAAGCAGCTTAACGACATTGCGCTGCAACGCGCCCAGTCCAGGGACCGGACTGAGGTGTCGCTGTTTAACATCCAGCAGCAGAAGCTGCAGGCCCAGAGCCAAGTAGGACTACAGGCTGCGTCTTCTGGCACTATGGGGGCGTCGGTTAAGGATGCCGTAGCTACCGTTAACACGGTAGCTGGGCGTCAAGAGGCCAGTGTACGGGACCAGCAGGCAACTCAGGAAGAGGGCTTCCGCATGCTGGTGGATAAGACCGTTGATTCCGGTCTGGCGAATATGGACATGGAGAGCGGTTATGACAAGATGTTCAACATGGCTCTCAGCGTAGGCGGTCAGATGCTCGGACAGTACGTAGGTAATAAGCTATCAGAAACTACACCAGAACCTAGTGCACCCAGCGTGGAGCCTACAGCACAGAACTCGTTTCTGTACGACCTGTGGGGCAGCAAGGGAGATAGCAAGGTTCACACCTGGTAAATAGAGAGGGAAGTAAATGCCTGTAATTCAACCCACCCGGCAGGGGCTTAATATTGGTGGAGTACAACTCCAATCCAATGAGGTACAACTACCCTCTTCTGCCGGTGAAGTAGCAGTAGACGCAAGCAAGGCCAACCGATTAGCTGCGCTGTCCGGATTCGTGCAGGACTTCGGCGTAGGCTTCGAGGAAGGAATCAAAGAGAACGCCGCGGCCGCCACAGTGCGCGGCGCTATGGATGCCCAGGGTGCCGTGGATGCAATGGCCTCCAAGGATGAGGCTGTACAGAAGCAGAACATCTTCGTACGCGAAGCCTACCAGGATGGCTACGTATCCGCTGCTGCGTATGACTCGCTAGCCAAGTGGCGTACAGACAGTATCGCACGGGCTAAGAAGGCTGCCGAGGCCGGGCTGACTGACGAGGAATTCCAGCGGCAGGAGCAAGAGCACGTCCAGTCTATGTCGGACAAGCTCGGTATGTATCTCCCAGAGATGTCCAAACAGTCTGCTACGGCCGTGCTGCAGCAGCTCCGTGCTACGAGTATGGCGAACTACACAGCCTTCCAGAAAGGGCGCGCTGCGTTTGCCGTGGCTCAAGCCGACCGTGCCCTTGACCGTGGCCTTAGCTCGTCCAGTGACGAGTTCTATCAGCGCCTACAGGCAGGACAGGGTGCCGCTGCGCAGATGTCTATCAAGACCGGCTTAGACAGCATCCTGGCTGCTGAGCACTTGGACAAGAGCAAGAAGCTGGACCGGGCCAAGCAGTATCTGGTCAGCGTAGCGCAGCAGACGCAGGACCCGCTGGTAATCAACCAGCTGCAAGAGCTGGCCACCAAGGAACTCGGAGTCAACTCCGTAGACGTCAATGCGGCGCTGTATCAGGAGTTCAAGCGCGCTGGTGCTCAGATTGAGACCCAGGCCCGCTTTGAAATCTCTGACGCAATCTCCTCCTTAGAAGGGCAGACTCCTGAGCAGCAGGAACAGACGATGGCGCGTATTCGTAGTCGTGTCATTGAACTGTCGGCATCGGACGTGCTCAGCGCTGGAACCAGCATGGAGTTCTGGAACAAGGCCCAGACCATTCGTGAGAAGGCAGCAGACACCCAGGCATTGCGCACAGCGATTACTGGGAATATGCCAAGCTCTACTCTGGCGGGGATGTACAAGGGCGACCTGGGTAAGGCGCGCAATGAGCTGCTCAAGAGCTTTCCGGACACCCCGGAAGGGAACCTGCAGCTGCTGGCATACGGAAGTAACAGCAAGGATGCGTGGGCCGTCAACGAGGCGCACAAGCGCATGTCCACAGATATGGCGCGCACCCTCACTACGCTGGACCAGCTTGGTGAAGGTGGGCAGGTGTCTAAGGAGAACGTTAACAGCATTAACCTGTGGGCCCAGGCGTACAGCACCAGCACGGACCTGGGTAAGATGGCCCTGCTCTCCGAGGTCCCGTCTGAATGGCAAGGCGTGGTCCAGAAAGCTATTGCACAGAACCCCAACAATGCCAGCAACACTATCCTGGATGACTTGCGTCGCCAGGCCCGTAACAAGGCCAGTGGGCGCTACAGCAACATTAACAGCAACCCCACTGATAAGATGGTGGACCCGAGCGGCACCGCTAACTGGTTCAGCTTCTTTGGCACGGCGGATGCACAGCGCCGGGAAGCGCGCGCTGCTGTGGAAGAAGAGTACCGGTATGTGTACAGCCACAATCCAGAGGCGCTGGTTGGTAAGGATGCCGACGACATTAACACCATGCTCAAAGGCAACATCCAAGCGCGTAAATTGGAACTGGATATCTCAGGCGCGCCACGGCACGTGTATCTACCTGCTGGGACCTCTATCCAGTCCCTCATGGGGGATTACCGCGGGGACCAGGAACAATTCAAGGCGTCCTTGCAGCAGCAGATTCAGAACCAGGTTAACGCCCTAATCGACCCAAGCAACCTTGAGCGCGTAGTGGTGCAGGCTGCTACAGCAGGCAACTCCGCTCAGAACATGACAGTCACCACCTTCGACAAGAAGGGCACCTTCCAGACCATGTCTGTGAATCTCCGTGATGTCCAGGTAACTGCACAGGACGCTTACGATAAGGCACTGTCTGGTGAGATGAAGATTGGCAGTGAGCAGGTCGGTATCCGCCCAGCTACGTTCTACGACCACGACAACGGTAGAGCTGTGAGCGTACAGGTCAACGGGCGTAATGGGGCCGGTGTAGAGCCTTCACTATTCAGTGAGATTCTCGCCAACACCATGCAGTTCGAGGGATTCCGGGAAGGCAAAGGTAAGGGAAGCGTAGGCTTCGGCCTGCACATCAACTCCGGTATGCCGGTTCCGAAGAAGGTTACTATCGACGACGGTATCAGCATTCTGAAATCCTCCCTGGAGCAGCAGTACATTCCGAACGTGAACAAGCAGCTGCGCGGGCAGGGCTTGAGTGCTTCTGCGGACGCCCTGAAGGTTATGGTGGACCTGAACTATCACGGAGGTAACGGGAGTTCCGGCCCGGTGGCTGAGGCTATGGCCGCAGTGCGCAAATCGAAAGACAGCGCAGGGGCTGCGCTATACAGCATCCCTCAGGCATCTGCTGCCGCTCTTACTATTCTAAGACAGCAGCCCGCCTATAAGGAAGCGCAACCTAAGCGTAAACAGTATCTCGAGCAACATCTACAGGCTTGGATATTTGAAGTAACGCACTAACAGAGGCCCTTCGGGGCCTCCCCTTATCAAAATTCTTTTAGGAGATATTATGGCTCAGTTTCTGAACCAAGAACCGAATCCACAGGAAAAGGATTCTGCTAAGGGCGCAACACTTAAACCTGCGCCTGAGCGCGTAGATTGGAACGATGCCGGGGACAACGGTCTGAACGCACTGGAGCGTGCCGCCTTACTGGCGCAGGCCAAGACCCCAGCTACTACAGCCGCAGAGAGCTTTGCATCGGGTATGGGTAACAGCATCATCGCTGCCGCTATCCGTAAGGCCTCTGCCCCAGCATTTGACCGAGACCCGAACTTTAATGCCAAGCAGACCCTGAGTAGCGATACTCGGGCTAAGCTGTATGCTCCGAATCAGGAAGAGATTGAGTACCTGCACGACTCCGTGTCGGTAGAAGATTACAACTACCGCATGCAGCAGATGCTTGAGCAGCGTGACCGTGACCGCTTAATGGCCGACAACACAGTAGCCGGGTTCGCGGGTATGTTGGTAGGGGATTCCCCGTTCATCCTGGCTCCGATGTCTGCTGCTGGTATTGCTGGCCGTGCGGGCTTAGCTGCACGTACCGCTGTCCGCGCTGCTGATGTAGGTACTGCATTCTATGCACAGGACCAACTGGGCCAGTCCGCCGCGGTAACTGCACTGATAGCGGGTGTAGCTGGGTTAGACCAGCTCTGGGATATGTCTAGGGCTGCCAAAGCTGCTGCTAAGGCTCGCACTGGGCGTGAGCCTATGTTCGACCCAGAAGCGCCTACAACTCGTACAGCGAGGGATGCTAATGTTACCGGAGTAGGAGAGGGGGAGGATATCCTCACTAGGGCGCTGGATGAGCGTATCCCGGTATCCCGTAATAATACTGCTGCAGTGACTGTGAAGGCACAGCACGTAATTCAGTTTTTGAAAACATCTACGCACTTGACAGCAGGCCAGAAGGCTATTCTGGATACTCTGGGCGATGCCGTAAACGACATTGATTTTAAACTAGTGGCTGGTTCAGCAAACCATAGCCGGTACACCTATTCCCGGAGAGATTTAGCTTTACGTGGAGAGGTGTCACTGCGCGCACCTAAGAGCGCCAATGGCACTACGTGGGAGACGGCTGGGGACGCACTGCGCGCCATGGACGCGGGCACTAGTCGTGTAGCTGTGCATGAACTGATTCACGCCGCCACTGCGCGCGCCGTTGACAGCAACCCGGAGTTGGCCAAGCGTCTGGAAGACGTACGCGCTGCTGTGGCTGCTGACGCTACGCTGACTGGGCGTATGCGCTATTATGCTAGCGACGTGCACGAGATGCTGGCGGGACTAGGCGACAGCCCGGAGTGGGTGGAGTACCTAGCGCGCACCCAATCTGCTAGCGGTAAGAGCGTACTACGCCAGGTCGGGGAGTACATCATGAACGCTCTGGGCATCAAGGCCAAAGGCTCTGCCTTGGAAGATGTCCTGGATGCGTACGAGGATGCCGTTAAGTGGACAGCTAAGGATTATGCAGACCAAGCCCGGAGCTTCCGCAGTGAAGCGTTTCGTGACCTTGCAGACACTGCTACTCTAAATGAGGCGGCGCGCGCGCAGGCAATGCTTGACGGTGCCAAGAACAAGTTCGCCACTATGTTCTCCTTGTATGATAACATCGCACAGGGTAGTGAAGATTTGGCTAAACTGTTGGTATCGGACGCCACTGCAGTAGGTGGCCGCCGCCCGTCAGTGGTGGACTTCAAGCGTAACCTAACCCTAGAAATGGACGCAAGTGCCAGTATAGTGGAAGACGCTATTATTGGTGCGTTGAAAGACCGGGGTGTTGGTATGCTCTCTAGGTTCTTCCACCGCCAGTCCTTTAGAACCGCGCGCGCTGAGTTAGAGGGCCGTTTAGGTACGTACCTAGATTCTGCGTATAGTGCCGAAGTTCATGGGCGCCCTGTGCCTATACCTGATGCAGAGATTGCCCCACTGGTAGACGCATACCGTAGGTCCGGTTGGGCTGGTAAGTGGTATGAGCATATGCGCGCAGCTGGTTTGGTTGACGATGGGGCGTTGGTTAAGTCCGACTACTACTTCCCGCGCCAGTATAGCTACGACAAGATGCGCCAAGGTATTATGCAGGGCAATACCCTGGACGATTACCGGTCCCTGTTCCGTTCCGCCCTGCGAGATGTATATCCGAGCATGGAATCCGAAACAGTGCGGCGTGTTGCTAAGGAGATGGTTGACGGTATCTACAATGGTCGTGCCGGACAGTCTGGCCCTATGTGGAAGCAGCTGATTAACGGTATGGGCAACGATGAGGTCGTTATGGCTATGCGCAGCGCTGGTGTAGATGAGCCTGCCATCCAGAGCTTCCTAGCCGCGAATGTACGCGAATCCGGTAGCACATCCCCTGCGCGGAACCTGCGCCAGCGTACTCGGTTCAACATGGACAAAGAGTATCTGGTGAATGGTAAGAGCATGCGCATGCAGGACCTGATGGATACTGATGTAGCCAAGGTTATGCACGGGTATACTAACCGTATGTCTGGGCGTGTTGGTATGGCCTACGCAGGTGTACAGGACCTGGGGCAGTTGGGTAAGATGATTGATGAATCTAAGCATACCCTGGCTAATCCAGCCAAGTGGGAGAAGACTGTCAATGATACTATCGACTTTATCCTGGGCGGGGCACCCGCTGATGCGGGGCAGCTTCCGGACCTGCTGCGCGCAGCTGGTAATATGGCGAACGCCACAATGCTCAAGAACTCCGGGCTGTACCAGATAACCGACACAGCCCTGGCTATGAAGGAGTTCGGTATGGCCAGGGTCCTGCGGAGTATGCGAGACCAGCCCTGGTTCAAAGAGGGTTCTGTGGCTATCAACACCCCGGATATGGCATCGCGCCTAGATGTTGTACTGCGCGGTAACATCCAAAGGGATATGCGCTTCCGCTGGCTGAATACGTACGCTGACGATAACCTGGACCTGACCCGTCAGGCCTCTTGGTTCAATGTCACCCAGAATGTTGGGCAGGCTGCACGTCACGTCAACGGCATGAGTATGGTGCACCGGCTGCAGGTTAACCTGAATTCCGGTATTGTGGCAGATGAGCTAACCCAGATGTTCAAGGGTGATGCTGAGGCGTTTAAGCGTCTAGAGCGTTTCGGCCTTACTCGCGAGGTTGCGGACCGCGCTATAGCTGCCAACAAGGCTAACCCGGGCTCCATGTTCCAGCCGGACCTGCAAATGCAAGTTGAGGTTGTAGGGACGCGCATGATGGATTATGTAGTGCAGCAGGTGCGTACAGGTGAAACCTCCCACTTCGCACAGTTCAACCCTATCGGTAAACTTATTGTCGGCTACCAGAGCTTTGCACTGGCGGCCACTAACAAGATTCTCCGCAGAGAGTTGAACGACGCCGGGTGGATTGGTGTGGCACACATCATGGCTTACCAGTTCCCATTGATGTTGCTGGCTACTATGGCTAAACATAGTATGGATGGCAAAGAGGCGGATACTAGCAGACTTATTAGCGAGGCTGCTCTGGGTATGAGTGCTATCGGCGGTATATCCATGCTGTCAGCTGCATTCCTTGGGGACACTCCGAGACACTCCCTAGCGTCAATGAGTTATATCACGGGGGTATTGGGGGCTCTGCAGGGGCTGGCTACAGGGGATTCCGACATTAAGACATTCCTTAGACTGGTACCGTTAATCCAGGAATTCGCACCTACGCGAGCTATCATCAATAACTTCGGAGACGATTAATATGGCGTTCAGCTGGCAAGAGTCGGTAAAGCCTGCAGGTACTCAGGATATCCAGTGCGATATCGAGTACCTGGATAAGTCCTATATTCACGTTTACTTAGATGGTGCTGAGACTACTGCCTTCACTTGGACCAGCTCCACCAACATTCGTCTGAACTCGCCACTGTCTGCAGAGACAGCGGTGCGCCTAATTCGTAAGACTGAACGGGAGTACCTCTACATTGAGTTTGCTAGTGGTGCTCCGTTCATCGAAGTAAACGTAGATACCCAGAATACACAGTTCCTGCACCTAGCCCAAGAGCTGGTTGAGGGCCGAGCAATTGACGGGTTCTATGGCGACATTAATATGCATGGGTATCGTATAACCCACCTAGAGACACCTACGGACCCAACTGATGTCACTAACAAGCAGTATGTAGATGCAGGTGATGTGGCGCTAGGTATACGTATTGACGCCGAAGCTGCTACACGCAAAGCCGCAGATGATGCGCTAGACGTTAGGACCACCAACTTAGAGCAGACATTTATATCCGGGGAGCCTACTGTAAGCTACCCGTGGTATACTGTGCTGTCTGGTGATACTGACACAGTTACCCCCGGTATTTCTTTTACTAAGGCTATTGTGTATATTAACGGGGTATGTCAGATACCTGGCTATAGCTTTGTTGTGGTGGATAACCAGTTGCTATTCGCAGAGGTACTTCCTACGGGTACTTTGGTGTCTGCCAGATTGGGGTATGACGCAGAGCTGTCAGAAACTTACGCAACAGCTACGGCCCTGGGTGAGGAGGCGTCCGCTAGGGCTAATGCTGATGCACAGATAATTCTTGACTATCAGGCAGCAGTAGGGGCCAAGGCAGCCAAGGGTGCTAACTCTGATATCACGAGTTTAAACGGGCTGACCACTCCGCTGAGTAAGGCCCAAGGCGGTACCGGTAACACCACCGGCGCCGCTGATTCGGCTGCGAAGCTATCCACGGCAAGGGCTTTGGTAGTGGATTTAACATCCATTACACCTGCTAGTTTTGATGGTACGGGCGATGCTACCCTGGGAGCAACCGGCAGCCTTCCGGTTACAAAGGGAGGCACCGGGGCCGGTGATGCCGCTACTGCTAGGGCCAACCTGGGGGCAGCAGCGTCCGGCAGCAACGGAGACATCACAGCATTAACCGGGCTGAGCGGTGGTATATCCGGCTGCACTGATGGCGCAGCAGCAGCTACCGGCGTAGTGGGAGAGGTACTTAGTGCCATAACTGCGGCAGCTGTAAGCGTCACTAGTGGTACGCCACTGAACGTACTGTCCTTGAGCCTACCGGCGGGAGAGTACGAGCTTGAAAGCGCCCTGTTAGTCACTAATAGTGGCAACGTTACTGCTCTCAGTTTTGGGGTTAGCAGCACCAGTGCAGTGTTACCTAGCAACTGGTACGACTTATATTCCATAACCACCACACTGGCGGCTGGGGATTCTTCCAGACAAGGTATGTCACGCCGTCTACGGTTAAGTGCGACAACCGCTGTATACCTGGTAGCGCAGGTCACCTTTACCGGGACCTGCACTGCCCAGGGTTATATTAGAGCTATGAGGGTAAGATAATGGCAGGGGCGGCTAAACGCAGTCGCCTCTCGGAGCTGCACCGCATGCTCACTGAGGCCTTGATCGAAGAGGTCAGGCAGTCTAAAGAGGATGGGGTACCGCTCCCCGCAGCAGATAAGTCAGTCATTGCTAAGTTCTTGAAGGATAACGACATCACCGCGGATGCAGATTCCGAGGAGATGCAGGACCTTCGAGACGAGTTTGACGACGAGCTGTCTGCACGCAGAGAGGCGCGTAAGAAAGAGATTTTAAACAAGATTAGTGGTTCAGACTCTGAGGACTTACTAGAAGGAATTGTATAATGGTATCGGTGAAGACTGCGCGAAGACTGCGCATGCTCAACCAGAAACTTACTGGTTATAGCGCGAATCCGCGCAGTATTCCCAAAGAGGAGCGCGAGGACATCGCGATGATGATGGCCGCCGCGCTAAGCGACTTCCGGGAATTTGCATACATCGGTATGCGGTTCCTGGGCTTTACGCTGACGGACATGCAGGCTGACATTGCAGAGTACATGCAGAAGGGCCCTAGGAAGCGCATGGTGGCCGCGCAGCGTGGTGAGGCTAAGTCTACACTAGCTGCACTATACGCCGTCTGGAGGCTCATCCAGGACCAATCCTGCCGTATCCTAGTTGTGTCTGGCGCAGAGAAGCAGGCGTCCGACGTAGCGAACTTAATCATTCGTATGATTGAGACATGGCCGCTGCTGTGCTATTTGAAGGCTGACCCTACTCGTGGGGACCGTACTTCATTCGAAGGTTATGACGTACACTGTGACCTCAAGCCGCTGGAGAAATCCGCCAGCGTAGCTTGTGTAGGTATCACTGCATCCCTGCAGGGTAAGCGCGCGGACCTGCTGATTCCGGATGATATCGAGACCACCAAGAACGGTTTAACGCAAACCCAGCGTGAGCAGCTGCTGATGATTTCTAAAGACTTCGCAGCTATCTGTACACACGGGGATACGCTGTACCTTGGTACACCACAGACCAAGGACAGTATCTATAAAACCCTGCCGGGACGTGGCTTCGAGGTCCGCGTGTGGCCAGGGCGCATTCCGTCTATTGAAATGGAAGAGCGGTATGGAGGTACACTTGCTCCTTATATCCTGGAGCTTATTGAGCGCGGCTATAAACGCACCGGCTTCGGTGTAGACGGGACGCTAGGGGAGAGCACGGACCCCGGGCGCTATGACGAGGATGCGCTGATTGAGAAGGAGCTGGACTTTGGTCCGGAAGGCTTCCAGCTGCAGTACATGCTCGACACCACCCTGTCCGACCAAATGCGTACGCGTATCAAGCTTTCGGATATGCTGGTTTACTCTGGCAGCCAGGATTCATCCCCGGAGACGTTCTCCTACATCGCGGACCGCCGGTACCTGTACCAGCACGAGCATGAGGGGATTATGGGTCAGCAGATGTACTTCCCGGCATTCTACGGGGACATGCATCTGCCGTACCAGCATAAGGTGTTGGTGGTGGACCCGGCCGGTTGTGGTGGGGATGAAGTGTCTTACGCTGCTGGCGGTGCTGCGAACTCGTACATTCACCTATTCTCCGTAGGCGGCTTCCAAGGGGGTATCAGCGAAGAGAACATTGATAAACTGATTGACCTGTGCGTAGAGTTAGACATCCCGGATATGGTGGTGGAGAGCAACATGGGGCACGGTACCGTGTCTATGCTTATCCTGAACCGGCTGCGGGAGCGACGTCTCGCCGGTATCGGCGTAAGGGACCTGAATAACTCCACGCAGAAAGAACGTCGTATCATCGACACAATCAGCCCAGTTACTCGGCGTCACCGCCTGGTAGTGCATGAGCGCGCTATTCATGACGATATCAGCACTTGTATGGCTTACTCTCGCGACAGACGTTGGCTGTACTCTGCGTTCGCGCAGTTGTCCGGCATCACGTACGACCGCGGTAGCCTGGCGAAGGATGACCGAGCAGACGCAATCGCCATGATGGTGGCTACGCTGAACGGGCATCTGGTGGAAGACGAGAAAGTAGTGGCTGAGCGTGAGTCTGAGAAGATGGCTCGGGCCTTCATTGAGAACCCGCTGGATTGGGCACAGAGCAAAGTGTCTAAAGGCCTTCGGGGTGTAGCTGCTCGGCTGCAGAGCCGCGGCAGAGGTAAACAATATAGAGGAAGAAGATAATGGCATCAATCATCGCGGCTAAAACTGCGGACGTACAGTACGCCATTGTAGGCACGTGCCAGAACCAGGAGAAGCAGGCAGCACCAGACTACAACGTAGGCTTCGTAGGTACGACTGCACTGACTAAGCTGAACACGTTCTTCACGTACATGCAGTCCCAGGGTTATACGGCTACCCGTGCCGGTACAGCCTTTAAGGATGATGATACGCTGCAGGCGCGCCTGTTCAGCATGCTCTCGCAGCTATCTAAGACTGGCTATGCCGCCCTTCCGGGTACAGGCATGCCGCTCGGCGAGGGTTCCGGCGCAGCATTTGATGATTCGTTCACTGCACTGCAGAGTGCATTCGTAGCCGCTACTGACGCGGCAGAATAAGGAGAGTACACATGGCAATTGCAAAAGCAACCTCAGCGCAACAGCAGGAGCTGCTGCGTCAGCTGAACATTCTGGGTAAGGACCTGTATGCTATCCTTACGCAGCCGCAGAACGTGGCCCAGACTGGTGCCGCCTTCGATACCAAGATTGCTGCGCTTGAGGCCGCGGTAGCCGCAGTGAAGGCTGCTAGCTAATGCGTAAGCTGGTCGCTGGGTTACTGCTCGCGGTTACTTTGACTGGTTGCTCGGCGACCTCTGCACTCACCGGCTTAGTTGGTTCTAAGCCGGATGTATCTGCTCAGGTTGGTGCCGAAAACACCAAGCAAACCGTTGGCCTGAACAACAAGGTGGACTCCAGCACCACCAACAAAACCGATGTATCCGATTCTAACGTAGGTACTTTGGATACGTCCAGTAAGAAGCAGGTGCAAACTATTAGCACGGGGACAATCCAGGCAGAGCGCCTGCAGGTGGTTAACAATGATAGTTACAGTCTTATCCTCGCCGGATTAGCTGGGGCCAGCATTCCTCTGGTCTTCCTAGTGGTCATTCTGGTGATTCGTAAGCTGTTCAGGAAGAAGGGGCAGCAGGATGATTAAGGTAGGGGACATGGTTGGGTCTGACCTCGCTACCCGGGCAGGTGCAGCAGTTACCGGCGCTACGGTATCAGGAGGTTGGTTGGCAGAGTTAATGAGCTGGAACTGGAGCACTATCAGCTTCATCACTGCGACTGTGTGCGCGGTGCTAACCCTGGCGTGGAATGCGTATTACAAGCGACGTACATTCAAGCTCCTAGAGGAGCAGGCGCGTAAGGGGACTATTAAATATGAGTTTAAGGACTAAGGTTATTGCGGCCCTCACGGGGGCCACTATGCTAGGTGGCGCTATCACCGGAGTGATTCAGCACAACGAGGGCTTGAGCCTTACCGCCTACAAAGACAGCGCGGGTATCCCGACTATCTGCTACGGTGAGACAAAGGGCGTCAAAATGGGCCAGAGAGCCACGCTGAGCGATTGTCAGAAGCAACTGATACAATCAGCAGGGGAGCATGCAAAAGCTCTTGACGGGCTTCCTATGCAGCTCTCTGACGTGGCCCTGCTAGGTGCCCTGGACTTCACGTACAACGTAGGTGTGGCTGGTTTCAACGGAAGCTCCGTGAAGCGCCATCTCAAAAGCCTTGATTATGCATCGGCCGCGAAGGCGGTACTGGACTGGCGTTATATTAGCAAGTACCAGAAGAATTCCCCAGGGGTTGGGTGGGCGTACAAGGGCAGCAACCGCTGGACCTTTGATTGCTCTCAGCACATCAACGGACAGCGCAACAAAGTGTGCTGGGGTCTGTGGGAGCGTAGGCAATGGCAGAGCAAGGCCATTGGGAACCAGTATAAGAATGTAAACGCAGCCCTGGCTGAATTGAAACGATAGGTGATGATATATGGCACTAGTAGATTTAGTGAGGGCTGGGGGATATTCTATTGAGTACCCGCAATTCTCCAGTATGGCTAAGCTAAAAGCATTCCCACACTCTGAGGACGGGCAACTTGTTAGGTTGTTGTCTTGGCATGAGGGGGTTGGTTTAGGCGGTGGGCTGTTCAAGGTCAGCACCAGCAGCACCGCTGCAGGTAACGACGGTACGGTAGTAGTGGCTAGTAATGGAGTGCGGCTGCTTCGAGTAGTAAACGGACCTATCTGGGCAGATATGTTTGGTGCACTACCGAATTCAGATATAGACAGTATGCCAGCAGTGGCTGCGGCTTATGCGTACGCTGCTTCTGTGAATACGGACCTGTATATCGGTGTGGCGACTTACAAATTCAAGGGTAGCACTCCAATTAATGTAGACCCATCCAGGGCCGGTATTATTGGCTATCAAGGTAAGGTGCGCATTGACTGCTCCGAGTTTACTGGCTCGGTTGTGTTTTCTATAAACAGCAGCTATAGCTATACCCCAGCAGCCTACTACAACAACCTTAGCCCGGCCCTGCAGGGGCTGTACGTGTTTGGTGCTAAAACGTCCGGAGTAGACGGACTACTGGTTGGCAGGGAAACAGTAGGGTCGGACAAGAGCTATAACGGGCAGACAGAGGTTCGTGAGTGCACGTTCGATAAGTTTGACCACAACATCCGAATGGGGCACAGCTCTTGGCGCTTTGTGTTCTACAAAGTAAACAGCCTAAACGCCCTCAACCCTAACGGGATATTGTATGTGCCTGCTGGACTAGATGACTCTGGGGAGATTCTGTCGTTCTACCACTGCCAGTTCTTCGATGGTGCGGGTAGTAATATCCGATTATCTTGCTCCTCGTACACTATGGTATTTAATACCTGCTCGTTCCTGAACATCACGTTCTTTGTGGATTCGGCGAGTAGTGCGACAGTAACCTGTAACGGATGCAACTTCGAAAACCCTGGAAGTGCTAGTACCCGTAGATACGTTGACATTAGCGCTGGGCACACTAACGTATTCAACATTATCGGGGGCAGTATAGTTACAAACAGCAACCCTGGACAGACTCCGGCGCTGCTGTATGTCTCTACCAACAACCTACTGAACCTTGTAGGTGTAACTGTCCCTTACGGCAGGCACTACCAGCAGGAGCAGGAGCTCGGGTATCACGCATTCATCGGCGGGGCTGGTACAGTCACAACCTCTGGGGTTATGCTGCAGCTACTCAACGGGGCGGGTACGTGTCCTTTGCACTCTAGTCTTAGCACGTTCAGTAACTGGGATTTTGGTTATGGGAACCTGAATGCTTGGACGGTAGATAAGGGGACTGGTACATCCTCTGTGGTAGAGTATCTGGCTAATGCTGGACCTAAAGGTACAGAGGGAGCTATGCGAGTTGCTCCTGTAAGTGTCGGTGCCAACGTATCGCAAGTACAGGCAGTAACTAACCCCGGCATGTTCAGTATGTCCTGCATGGTGAACATTGCGACGACCCCCGGTAACGCAGGGCAGATATCTATTGGGTTCTTGGATGCTGCCGGTAACAGTCTAC